AAAAAAAACATACAAAAATCATCATAAAAAATTTAAGTTTCTTAAAGGTATTCCTATAAATAAAATAGCACAACAAGAATATGATAAAAGTATAAATCGCTATAATGTTGTTGTAGGTACATCATATGAATATTGGATGAGTAAAAATTGGATTAAAGAAGATATAGATCCTTATGGATGGATAGAATGGTATTGTAATTTTTATAATGGTAGACGCACAGATGATGATAGACGCCAAATAAATAGATGGAAAAAGTCAGCTGGACCCAAAGGTAGATTTAGAAATCAATTACAGCGTAAAATAAATGAAGAAGGTAGTAATAAAGAAACTATATATCCTAGATTGCGACAAACACTATTGCACTGGGGATGGGATTCGCGTAAAATGTCTGTCAGGCAATAAACTAAAATAATTTTGATATAACTTTAATTATATAAAAAAATGATATTAGTATATAATTAAAATGCTAAGGAAAATGAACACAGAAAACTTTGATAAGCTACTTGAAACTAAAAATATTGAATTAATGGAACTTTATGAAATTAAAACAAGTAAGAATAAAAAAATGACATCCGATCCATCACAAATAGATTTTAATAGTAAACAATTATATAATAGAATCAATGCTGAATTTGATAAAAAGTTTAAGAGTTCAAAAGCATATCAAAAAATGTGCGAAACAGAGCTACAAAATCATATATAAATATATATTGATATATAATAATAAAAGCAATATGTCTTTATTAGAAATCAATAATATTATTGATAGTGAAGTATATAAATTAATAAAAACGAATAAATCATGTAATATCTTAGAAAAATGTAATAGTATTATAAAAAATAATAAATCAATTGACAAAAATGTAATAACTAAACGTATTGAGATTTTACATAATAATAGAATAATATTAAATGAATTACGTAAGATACCAATTATAGAACAAAGAACTAAGGAATGGTATGATGCACGTGATACACGTTTGACAGCAAGTGATCTATGCGATGCTATTAAAAACAATAATAATAGTGATAAAATTGCAAAGAAAAAAGCCAAAATATTAAAAGATACAACCAACTATAATGCGGTTCCTGCTTTAAAATGGGGAACAATGTACGAGCCAATGGCTGGTCGTTGCTATTCACAAGCTAATAACAATATAGGTATTTATGAATTTGGATTAATATGTGATAAAAACAATGAACATTTTGGAGCATCACCTGACGGCATAAATGAATTAGGTATTATGATTGAGATTAAATGTCCTATTTCAAGAAAAATAATAGATGGTGTGATTCCTGAAAAATATAAAATGCAAATACAAGGACAATTGGCAGTGTGTAATTTAACAGAATGCGATTATGTTGAATGTGATTTTAATGAGTTGGAATGTGAAACTTATATAGATAAATATAAAACGAAAAATATGAATCATGGTATTATTGCTGAATATCAATGTAATGGTGAATATATTTATTTATATAGCGATGAATATTTAAACAGCAATGAATGTCATAAAAATATTGATGAAAAAGTTAAAGCATTTAATAACCCATCTGCTAAGTTTAATAAACTAATTTATTGGGAACTTAATTTAATGAATATTCAAAGAGAAACATTTAATAATGAAATATGGAATACTATTTCGCCAAAAATAAATGAGTTTTGGCAAAAAGTAGAAAAATATAAGTTATTGCCAATTGAAGACAATATTAAAAAGTTTAAATTTATTGACGATGATGATTAATAATCATATTTATACCATGGTTTTATATTAACATTAATATTATATGGATTTATAAAATATATCATACTATAATTAATTATGGGTGCAACACCTGGCTTATTACTTTCATCAGGGGATAGACATATTGAAGAGTAATTTTCGCCGCCAAAATTATAAGAGTTTTCTAGATTTAAACATCCACAACCTAAATTATTATTTTTATGACAAAATAAATGACATAATTTATCATTCGATTTATTTTTTTTAACAAAATCAATAAAACCTTTTATTTTTGAATGAATTCCATTTGTTTTAATTAATAATATGTTACATTTAAATTTTTTATCACTATCGTTACAATAACCATATTTATTATTATTTTTAATATAACATGATGTTCCATGAGATATAATATCACCACGTGCTTTTTGACCTTCTAAAAAAGGAGCTTGTGCTATACATGCATATATAGGACCAATATAATTATTATTGCTTCCTAGTTCCTCTATAATTATATTTTCAATAGTTTTATTATCATTTATTAGACATTTATCTTCGCCAATTATAGAAAAATCATTATTGGAAAATTTACCTGTTTCAATTAGCTTATTTTTTATATCGGATGGGCTATATTTAGCACAATTATAAGCTAATAATAATTTATTAGAAGATATATCTGATGTATATGAATTATCTGAACTGTAAAATATATTATCTACACCATTATCACCTAATCTAGATTTACATGTATAATCTGAATGATAATTTAATTCATAAATTTGTTTTTTTAATGCATTATATGTTGTTAATAATGTTTTACCAACAGGAAATTGTTGATTATTAGTTATTAAACAAGATTTATCTGCTACCATAACATTAGTAAATGGTTCAGTTAAAGATTTTTCATAAACATTAATATAATAATGAAATATTAATATTAATAATGTTATTATCAGTAGTAATAATAATATTAATTCGTTATAGTCCATAGTTTAATTTACTCTATATAATTTAATTATTTTAATTTTATTATTAGAAAAAAATAATTAGCTTATTATATAATAATTTATTAAGTATAAACTGCATTACCTGATGTTGCATCATGTGTATGTGGTATTTGTAATAAATCTGTATCTTTATATTTTATTGTATCTTTTCCAACTACTAAGCTATCACTAGAATTACCATTACCGATTATTATATTTCCATCACCATCAATAGGTCTTTTAATTACTAAATTATTACCTTCTTTATAAATATTGAAACATGTTAAAATAACTCCATCTGAATTAGCATCGCAAACTTTTAGATTATTAGTAGAGTTTGTTTTTAATTTAACATCACTATTGGCATTTACAACACCATTTACATTCATATCTTGTGCAATAGTAGTTTCATACATTAATTTTAATCTTTTATCTTTATCAGTTAAATCACCTTCTAAAATATAATTGTATAATTTTTTATCAGCACCATTTATATCTTCTCCACTTGTTCCGAATGTAAAGTATTTATTTAAATTATCATGAAAAGTAGAAAAATTTGTATCGTGATTATTAGCTCTTTCTTCGACAACGCCAATATAATTACTAGTATCTGAGGAAGATGAAGTTAAATCATTAGATAAATTTGTTTTTATTTCTTCAATATAATTGCTCGTATTTAAAGTATTTATATCTACATAATTGCTAGTATTAATTATATTTGAGCTATTACTATTAATATTATCTTCTAATGTATTATCTTTTTTTTCATGAGTTGAAAAAGTGTTATTAATAGTTTTAAAATCTCCTGTTAATTTATTTTTAAGATTATTATAATCATATAATAACCAACCCATTACACCTATTAATGACAAAAATACTAAAATAAGTAATATATAAACTAATATTTCTACAACATCCATTATATTTTGATATAGTTCTCTTATTAATACATTACTTTTTTATTATTTTAAATTAATAACCTTAATATTTTCAATAATACCATTTTTGCTTATATTTGGATTACTTGAAATATAATTATATTTAATGTCACTAGCGTTACTATCGTTACTATTGTTTCCACCACCATTTAAATCTTCACTAGCTTCAATAGCGTCACTAGCGTTACTATCGTTTCCACCACCATCTAAATCTTCACTAGCTTCACTATCGTTACTATCGTTTCCACCATCATCTAAATCTTCAATAGCGTCAATAGCGTCACTATCGTTACTAGCGTCACTATCGTTACTAGCGTCACTATCGTTTCCACCACCATCTAAATCTTCAATAGCGTCAATAGCGTTTCCACCACCATCTAAATCTTCAATAGCGTCATTATCGTTACTAGCGTCACTAGCGTCACTAGCGTCACTAGCGTCACTAGCGTTTCCACCACCATCTAAATCTTCACTAGCGTCACTATCGTTTCCACCAGCATCTAAATCTTCACTAGCGTCACTTGCTTCACTAGCGTCACTTGCGTCACTTGCGTCACTATCTTCTTCATATTTTTCTATGATACTTCCACCACTATGTTTAATTACTTGTTCTTTAAAATTATATTGTTCTTCCCATATTTTTTCATCTTTTATAAATGTATCATCATCATAATCAAATAATTCTATATCATCAAGTTCATCGCCATTGTCGTTATCACTATCATCATTTTTATTAAGATATACTTGTTCTATTGGTAATTCAATATGTTCTGTATTAATCCTCATTTGTATCCCCATAGCTTCTAATTCTTGTGTAAATAGTTTGAATGCATATGGAGTTTGAATTACAGATACATCATCATTATTACAATTTTTACAAGTATTAATATTTTCTTTTATATTAAATGCTACTAGTGTTCCACATCTTTTGCATGCACACCATGTATATTTATCTGAACGTTCCATCATACTTTCTTTTAAAAATAGAGATAATCCATGACTCAATACAGTATCTCTTTCCATCTCACCAATACGCAATCCTCCACCTTTGCGTCTTCCTTCGGTTGGTTGTCTTGTTAATCCTGCTAATTTACCTATTCCGCGAGCATTTAATTTTTCAGCGACCATATGTTTTAATCTAAAATAATATGTTGGACCAATAAATATTTCAGTTTCAATTTGTTTACCGGTAAATCCATTGTATAATATTTCATTACCATATTTATTAAAACCATTGTCTTCAAGTCTTTTGTATATTTTTTCATTATCAATTGGTATAAAAACAGTAGCATCACCCATAATACCATCTAAGCAACACATTTTAGCAAATATACATTCAACTAAATGTCCAATTGTCATTCTTGAAGGGATAGCATGAGGATTTATAATAATATCTGGTTTAATTCCGTCTTTTGTAAAAGGCATATTCTCTTCTGGTATAATCATACCTAATACACCTTTTTGACCATGTCGCGATGCATGTTTATCACCATATTCAGGTTTCTTAATTTTCAAAAATCTAACTTTACATATTATAGAATCTTCACCAGCTAATTTATTAGATATATAAACCTTATCAACTGTACCATAAAGTGAATTATCAGTACTTATTGATATGTCTGTATATATAGTTTCTTTGACTTGTTCAATAAATACACCTCGTTTTACCTCTTTATAAATCTCTTTGACACTTAACATACCAACTATGATAACCTCTTGTCCTTGTGGTATATATGTTCCTTCCTTAATAAATCCTTTATCATTAATAAATGAATAATCTCTCTTTTTAATTCCAATAACCTTTATTCCTTCTTCCTTCATTTTAATTGGATTTCCAAATATAGTTCTTTCATTTTGAGAAACAATTTTAGAAGTTGCTGTAATAGATTTATAATATGCTAGAGAATTAAGACCTCTGTTAATTGTAGCACGATTAATCATAATACTATCTTCTTGATTAAATCCTGAATATGTCATTATAGCAACAATTGTGTTAAATCCATTTCCCATAATATCACTTGAAGTATATTGTGCTATTCGTGTATTTATTATTGCACGTTGAGGATAATGTAAAACATAGCTCATAGTATCAAAACGATTATTAAAGTTAGTAGCATACATACTAATTGCTTGTTTAGATTGAGCGGCATGGAAAACATTACGCACAGATTGATTATGATTACACATTGGTATATTGCCACTTACAACACTTAATATTGTTGAAGGATGTATTTCTAAATGTGTATGATAAGGGGTTATTTCATCTTTATTCATTGCTATTAAACATGTATCTGTTTCTTCATTATCCAAATATTCAATGCATGACGCATTATTTTCTAATATAGCTAATATTTTTTTGTATTTATTTCTATAATAGCTATTATATTCGTCATTTTCTTCATCACTATAATCATCATTATTTCCTCCACCATCATAATTAAATAAATTCTTAGTTATTGAATTAAAAATACCTCCTTCTTCTATGCCTTCTTGACTTTCTGTGGTTTCATCTTGTCCTCCTCCTTGATAATTTGTTTTATAATATTTACTATCATATTCAGTAGAATTATAACTAGCACCGCCTTTTGCTAAATAAGTATGTTTAGAAATACTTATATCAAGAGGATTAATATATATATCTCTATAATAATAATCATCTGTTTTTTCTTCATCTTTTAATTTTATAGATAATCCATTCAACATATCAAACCAATTTGTATATTTATGTTTATATACCATTATCTCATTATCACCGGATTTATTGTTTTTTAATATAAGTAGTGGACGACATGGTCTTCCTGCTTCTGTAAATATACGTATTTCATTTGTTGAAATATGCCACGATATAGATATTAAGATATTAATTAATCCATTTCTTCTAAATGCTTTAAGTAATCGTGTTACAAATATAGGATCGCCAGTAATACCAAATAAAGTTCCATTTAAAAATACATTTGTTATATTTTTATTTGTATATAAATTGTAGTTTTTCAATGGAATAATGCCAATATCAATTAAACATTGCTCGATATTATCTATATTCAAACCTGCTGTTATTTTAGCGAGTAATGATAGATTTTTAAGATATCCAATTGAACCACCATCAGGACTTTCAAAAGGACACATCATACCCCATTGTTGAGAATGTAATCTATGTGGTCCTGTTATTTTAATACTTCTATCGATGGGTATATTAACACGACGCAAATGTGACATATATCCTATGTAACTAATGCGTGATAAATCTTGCACTTTACCCATTTCAGGATCTTCATCAGTTGCAATACCCCATCTGCCTTTTAATGATTTATTAAAAGTATCTGTTATAATCATTGCTGAAACTAATTTATAGATATTATGCTCTGTAATAAAATTATCATAGTTATCTTGTTGTTTCCATGAACCATAATAATACATACTATCCATCGTGTTACGAATACTATCTCTTAACTTTTGATAAGCTTCTTGAAATAACTCAGAAAGCATAAAGCCACTAATATCAACACGTTTATAAATATAACTATCTCTATCACTTATAGGAATTACATTAATAATTGTTTTAATAAATTGTAATACAAGGTAGCCTAAATATTTACCTTTACTATTAAAATCTGATATATTTGGAAATACATCCATAGTTAAAGTGGATTTAACATGTTCAAAAGTTCCATATCTAACTTTATTTTTGAGATATTTTATAGCTTCTTCTTGTGTATAAATTTTGTATTCAACATCATCATCAATAAATATTGTGCTCATAATTGATGGTTTAATTAAATTATCAAAGTAATTTTTTTCATTATCATTTAGTTTATTTCCAAATATAGTATTATATATCTCTTTATCACTTTCAATACCAAATGCACGAAATAGTATAAATAATGGTACTTTACCATTAAACGATGGTAATGATACATATATAGAACCATAAAGATAGTCTTTTGAAGTAGAATTTTTAATTTTAATATCTTCATTAGACATTGCATCAATGACAGGAGTTTCAACATAATAAAATTCAACTGATCTTGGTGCCAATGCACCTTTATCAGCAACACATCTTATAACACCTTTATATCCAAATCCTTCATCATTATCATGTAATTTTGTGACAAATAGCTTATTTGTTACTATTTTTTCTTGTGCAACAATTACCTTTTCTTTACCATCTATAATGAAATATCCACCTGTATCATATGGGCATTCTCCTAACTGACGTAAAATATTAGAACCTTGATTTTTTAAAATACATATATCACTATGGAGCATAATAGGAATACTTCCAATAGCAACATTATTAAAAGTTTTTGTAATCTCTTTTGCTGAATCTTGTGTAGTTATTTTTATAAATACTTTTGCAAATATATGTGATTCATATGTTAAATTTCTCATACGCGCATCATTTGGTGTAATTAGTTTAGGGGTGCCATCTTCATATGTAGTTGGTCTATCTACAAAAATTTCATCACCATTTTCTCCACCAACATACAAATCTATTTTCATAATTATATTATCATAATCATCGTATTTAATCATTGTAATTGGGTTATATGATTTTATTATATAAGGTATTTGGGATTTGATAAAATCTCTGTAACTATCTAAATGATGTCCTGTAAACGGATATTTATGATCTTTAAAATATAAATCTAATATATCCCATTCACTACTAATCATACTTTCCTAATATATTGTATTATTATCTATTAATAAATTTTTTCTATATTAATTAACTACATTAAATCCTAAATCATAAATTACTAAACTACCATTTTTTGGATCAACTATTATACTACTTGGTATTCTTGCTTTTGAATCTTTAATAGTTAATTGTATTGTACCACGATTGTCATTTTGTTCATGGATATCTTCTCCATATATATGAATATTATTGAGTTCACATTTTAAAACCCTATTTTTAAATACCGACATATTAATACTTTGTGCACCATTTAAAGGACCTATATCTATTCCATTGTCATATACAGTTAATATACCATTATCCTTAATTTTAATTTCAAATTTATTATTAAATGATTTGAAAGCTAATTTATTTACATTAACATCTAGCGTGTTTTTATCAACTTCTGTATCATCTATTCTTATTATTTCACCTTCATTTAATACATATTCTTGTGTTAGTAACATATCCCCCCATGGCATATAATGAAATAAACTTTTAAATTCCTTATAATTTTGATTTAATTTATATAAGCGAAATGTCATTTCAGGTATTCCAGGATACTTATTATTACGTCTAGCAAAATCTTTTAATATATTATTATTGAAAGCTTTTGAATATTGATGTATTTTTTTTCCTGCTTTATCATAAATTTCACTTCTCGCTTCTGATACTGATGTTTTAATTAAAGAATCAAATGTTCCACTAAAATAATCGTCATCAGGCTCTTCATTTTTTTCAATTGCTTTTTTTGCTTTTTTAGCTGATTTATATTTTTCTTTCATTATATCAATTGCTTCTTCAGCATATTTTTCTTTTTTTTCAATTGCATCTTCTTCTCCCTGGCCACTATCATCAAACATATAATCTTTATAATTTTTAGTTTGAAAACATTTAGATGGATAATAAGGAGATTTTTTCATTGAATTATTATCCATTTCTGCTCCATCTGTACTATATTTAGGAACTAACTCATCAAAATCTTCACCGATGTCCGAAACACATCCCATATTTAAACACGTTTTTTCTAATTCATAAAATAATAAATCATCTTCCCAGTTATCTCGATTTTTTTTATATATGCTTTCATTTTTTTCATCTCTTTCTTCTATATCCAAAGACCAATACTTATCAACTCCCATTTTATCAATTACTTCTGTTGTGTAATCTTTATTTTGTTTAACTGCGCGAAAATACATAGATTTTTTACTAACAACAAAATTCATCCATTTATTTTGCTGTGATACTGATTCAAGTGATGGAAAATATGTATATTTATTTCTATTTGGCCCTTTTTTTATTTTCATTAAATTAGGTATATAAATTACTACTTTGTATTTACCTTGAAATGTATATTTCACCAAAGAAGTTTTTTTAAATGAATTTTGTATTTTGTTTAAATTTTTAACCATATCTTGATCATCTATTTCTTCTAAAAATACTTTAATAGTATTTGCATTTATATCATTTGGATCATACTCTATTACTTTTGCTATCATCACATAAACAGGCAATGGAACTTTTCCCTCGAATGCATCAACTCTCGGAATATTGCGTATTCTATTTTTAATTTCATTTTTAATATTATCTATTGTGGTTTCAAATTCAATGCAACAAATATTATCATTTATATATTCTTTTTCATCATATTCTTTATAAGTTAAATTAATACATCTTTCAAATTTCAAAAATGTTTGATCATTATCTGGATTTAAAGCATTATTACATTCATTTAAAGAACTTTCAACACTACATTTATCACCTTTAACATTTTTATAAATAAGCATTATGTTATTTATTTTATATATATATTATATATTTAATGGATAATATTATAGACAATTGTATTACAAATAATAGTGATTATGATATAGCAAATGCTATTTATAATATATTAAAAGATGATTTTAGATATGTTGAGAATAACGTATGGGAGTATATAGAAAATGATTTATGGTATACTGATAAAAAATGTGAAAAATTAAAAAATGCAATACGAAATAAAGTATGTAAATTATTTATAGAAAGGTCTATACATTGGGCAAATAAAACAAATAGTGTTAATAGCAAAACAGAAATGATGTCATCTAAATTATTGTTTATTGGAACAAAGCTAAAAGATGATAAATATATATCTAATATTATTAAGGAGTCTAAACAATTTTTTATTAAAAATGAATATTAATTGTCCTAGAAATTTAGATATTTTATACCACGCGTTTAAATCGGCTTATAAATTTGATATAAATCAATGTATTATAAATGAAATTAATTGCAATTATTTTGATAATGTTAAGCTATTGCTAACACGCGATAGTTTTTTTGATTGGAATTTTGTAATAGATTATTATAATTCATGTAATAAATGTTACAGAATATCTTATAAAAATATTACATTTAATATACTTGTAAAAGGTACTATAAGTAGGAAAAAACGTGAACATTTATGTAAAAGCATTTATCGCGTATATTTAACAGCACAATTATATAATATAAAAAAAGATTTCAATTATTATATAATTATGTATCCGGGAAAGCGTACTTTACCAAAAAAACATATGATTATTAATGCCGTAAATATAAATGGAGGATTTACTTATACTGATAGCAATGATATCTATATAGTAAGATTTCAAGATTATGAAAAAGTAATAATACATGAGCTATTACATCATAATATTAATATGCATTATAATAAATGGAAACCTTATAATTTGCAAATATTGAAAAAACTCAGCAATATTAGTGAAAGGCAATTATTGATACCAAATGAAGCAATTATAGAAACATTTGCTTGTATATTAAATACAATATTTTATTCAATTGAAACTGGTAAGAATTTCAAGGAGTTATTTAAAAAAGATAAAAAACATAGCTTAATAATTGCAAAAAATGTATTAGACCATCAAGGAAATTACAAATGGTTTGAAAAAACAAATTGTTATTGTTATGTTGTATATAAAACTATATTATATGTATATATTAATGATTTTCTCAAAATATATAAATGTAGAAATGATGACGATATTACTGAGTTTATTGTTAAGTATTTCCCAAAATTAAAAACAAGATTAAAGAGAATTAAGGGAAATAGTAAATCATTAAAACAAACTATTTTTTGAGTACATAATTTTATTTTTATCTAAATTTTATGAAACTTTTAAAATTGTAAGAGATTATTAAAATTATGTACTCAAAATATAAAATGCTTTATATAAAACAATACAATATTAATAATTAATAGAGGTTATATAATGTCTATTGAAGACGTTAATTATTTGAAAGCAAATAGTATTAAACAAACATATACTTTTTTAATTGATAGTAGTGATAGAGATAGAAGTATTTACCCTGATCCAAATAATTATGTTGTTGAATTCAGTACACCTTTTAAAAATATTATAGGTATGGAAATTATTGATGCTAGTATACCAAGAACTATGTATAATGTGGATACAGAAAATAATTCAATATATTATTATATTGGTACTGATGATAATGATAGTCTTATTAAAGATGGTGTTAAAGATGAAGTAGAAACAGATGCAGTTACAACAAATTCTTTATTAATAGTAAATAATTCATTAAATATTAAAGATAGAGGATATGCATATATTAAAAATATAGTAAATTTATATAATATATATAATTCAGGAGGTATTGGTGGTACTACAAAAGGAATTACAATTAGTTTTAAAATATCTGCATTATCATCTTATAAAGATTTTGATGGAGCAGATAATTCATATACTTTGTTAGATTTTAGATATAATCATTTAATAAATCCAGATATATCTAATGATGCGCCAATTATAGTTAAATTAATTAGGCAAAATAGCGATACACAAATTTATAATTTATTATTTAGAATTGGCAATGAAACAAATGAAATATCAATTAATGATATTGATTTAATTAATTTAACTCATATTGCATGGACTATATCTGAAAATAACATATGGCAAATATATCTAAATGCTACAACAGATTCATCAAAAACACACGAGTCATCTATAGGAATAAAAAATGTATTTTATACAGATAAATATATTGGAAAACGTTTTGAATTAGATTATGGTGATTGGGATACAGCAAATTTATATATTAATGATTTTAAAATATATAATAAAGTATTAAATGAAAAAGAAGTCAATAATTGTAATAATAATGTTCATACAAATTCTATAAATAACTTAATAATATGGTATAAAATGGATATTATTATTAATGATAATAAATTAGAAAATTCTAGTAATTTTAAAACTATAAATTATAAAGATGTATTTAACAAACTAGAAATTATGCCCGGTGATTATACACTAAAAACATTTTTTTCTAATTATGATGAATTAAATAATTTTGAAATAGGATTTAAAAAACATTCAGATCCATCGGAGCTGACAAATTTAATGGATATATACTCGCAAAAACCATTTATTTTGGATATGAAAAGATCTACAATATCTGAAAATTTAGGATTTGATTTGTATGCGAATCAAAATACACAAGGTAGATATACATACTACGATATTTATAAATATAATGATAATATGATAAAAATGTATCATAGTGTTATTAATGATGAACAAGTTAAAGAGTTTAATAATATTAAAGTAGATATATATAAAGTAGTATCACCTGGTATTGTATATTTTATTGGTAATAAATATATTGTAATGAAATGTCCTGAAATTGAAGAACATTTGTATGGTTCTTTATCATATTCAAAATATACATTGGGATTGGCAAAATTTCGTGTTGATAATGTAGGTATTAATAGTGAAAGATTAAGTATTACAAAATTACCCGTAAGAGAGTTTCATCCGATAGGTAAATTAGCAAAAATGTCACTTAGATTTGAAACAAACAAAGGAACACTTTATGATTTTAAAGGAGTAAATCATAATATTGTGTTTGCTATATATTATTATGAACCAATACAGAAAAAATTTCCAGAAGGATCATTATTAAATCCCGAATATAAAATGAATTATATTGATTATCAATATAATCAAGAAGAAATAGAAAGTGATAGCGATGATAACGAAGAAGATTTTTCCAGAGATAATATTATGGATTATAAAAAAAAAGAATTTATGTATAACGAAGAAGGTATGCAATTACAGCAATATAATAAATTCTTTGTTAATGATGAAGAATCATCTTCGTCAGAAGAAGATTAATTTACTCATTTAATATTGATATTAATTCTTCTACTTCTGTTTTTTTCAAATTATTTTCTTCAATATTTTTTTTAATTTTGTCTTTTTTATCTTTTGTTATTTTAGCACAATCTTCTAAAAGTTTTAAAACTTCTTCTTTTTTGTCACCTAGTGAAAGAATTGAATTAGTATCGGCATCTTCTGCATCTTGTGGACTTTGAAATGTTACATCAAAATCTTCTGTGTATCCTTCACCTCCGTTATTTATTACAACACTTGTTATTTCACCATTAGTAACAACAGCTGTTGCTTCTGCTTTAACGCCATTTGATGGAGTTTCTCCAAAATCTATTATTGGTACTGATAAATAGCCTTTTCCAGGATTTGTTATTTCAATCTTAGATATAGCTCCTAATGTCACATTTGTTTCTAATCCTGTACCAGCCCCTTTGAAGGTAACTGTTGGTTTCGATGTGTATCCACTACCACTATTTGTTACTTTAATAGCTGTAACTGTTCCATCAACGATAGTAGCCGTTCCTTCTGCTCTAATACCATATTCTTCGTCTGGTTTAGTGAACTCAATAGTAGTACCTTTTTCAACACCAGAACCACCATTAATAACTTCTACTTTTGAAACACCACCAATTTTAGCTTTTCCTGTAGCTGTTACTTTTTCACTATTTGTTTCAAAATTTTCAATAGTATTTTTACTATAACAAGTATATAACATTACAATAAAAATACAAATAGCCAGTATTAATGATATATAATTGAATATCATTTCATAATTCATATTTTTTTTTTATAATCTGTTATACTAAAAGATTATTTATTTTATTAATAATTAATTTATATTTATATAAGTAGGATATTATGACTGATTTAAATTTATTATATGGTTCAGAAGATAATTTGATGAGCGACCAAATGGGAACAAAAGAAGGCGGGGGAATGTATTCTTCACAATTATCAGGACAACAATTACATAAAATGGCTTTACAACCTAGCATGGAACAAGAAGAAAAACAACAAATGCAACAACAGCAAATGCAACAACAAATGCAACAACAAATGCAACAACAACAAATGCAACAACAACAAATGCAACAACAACAAATGCAACAACAACAAATGCAACCACTACAACTAAAACCTTTACAAAAAGATGAAGGGAATTTTAGAAGACGCACTACTGAATACACTTTTATGGACAGAATGAATATGAAAAAAACAGAAGTTATTAAACTAGCTTTATTTTCATTAGTAATCGTTCTAGGTATATCAATTGATAGAATGATAACACATTATATAAGCAAATATATTGGAGATAATGTTTTAACTGATTTCCAAGAATTATTACTAAGAATTAGCTATCCAATTGCTATATTTTTACTATTATGGATATTTAAGGCAATATAAATTATTTTTATTTTAATATTTTATAAATACATATATTAAGATTAACAAATGAGTTTTAACGATTTAGTAGATACAGTTGTTAGAGTTTACAATAGTGATAATACAAAAACAATTGATAATATATTTTTGTTTGTAATTATTTTAATATTTTTAACAATATTATTATTGAATTTAATAGATATAATTCAATTTTTAATAAGCAGATATAATATGGTTTCTGAACCTGTTAATACAAGTTCGCCTTATAATGATAGTTTATATCAAAAATATTGCAATTTATATGAAACTAATTCATTGATAGTTGATCAAAAAACATTAATGTGGTTTGCAATATATTTTATATTGTTTATTATATTCTGGTTTAATTATATTGTTGATGCATTATCATATGTTAGAATTAGTAAGGAAATAAAATTAGTTGGATATAGTAAATACTTCAATTACGATTTAACAAATGAAACTGAATATAATTTCTTATATTATTTATCAATTTATATATTTATAGTATTTTTGATATTGATATATTATATTTACAATTATTATAATAATTTAAATGTTATTGATACAGAAGTTTATGGTAATATGAAAGGGATAAATGATGAATTTGAAAAATATATAATACCTGAACTATATAAGACATTTATTAGAAATGATGGAGAAAGTATACCTACTAAATTAAATAATTATATTAATAATCCGGGAGAAACAGAAAAGATTTTAATTAAAAAAGAATTATCATTAAAAGATGAAGTAAATTCTACACATGTAATGAAGTATTTTTTTGAAGATGGAAAAATTCATAATAGATTACGTTTGATGATAACCTATATAGTAAGTGAAGAAGCTGCTTTTAAAACAATTAAAATAAAATCAAATCCAATTGAACCAAATACCGATTATATTCCACCAACTGAAAAATGTTTTTATCATATGCTTAATAATCCAAAGAAAAATGTTATATTACCTGAATTTGAAGAAATAAATAATAAAAGTTTGTTTCTATATCCACCAGAATTTACCAGTGAAAACTTTAATCCTGATAAAATTAAACAAGAATATGCAATACCTAGTGAAAAATTGAAAGTTAAATACGATGAAATAAAAGAAAGAATATCAAAATATTCTAGAAATATCAATAGTTATCATGAAGATAATACGATATATTATAAAATATGGTTATTATTTATTACAATGTCTGGATTTATAGCATCAATATTTGCATTGACATTTTTTATATTAGAAACAGGATGGTTTAATATAACATATGAAGAATGGTTGAAAGATAACCTTAAAACATTAATTGTATTCTTTACTTTATTTATTTTGATAATTGGCGCAATGATTATTAATTTATAGATATTAATTAAGGGATTGATAAAATCATGGATAATAAAAATACTACAACGGCAATTAGTTATGCAATTTATCTAATAATAGCTTTAATTTTTATTATAACTATAATTGCAATAATTAATTATACATTGTATAGTGTGTATAGTATTAATGCAATTAGAAAAGAATATACTTATAATAATTCGCCATTTTTCAAATTAAACCAAATTTACAATTATATGTTGATAAATTATGTTTATTTGCTTAATAAAAATAAAGATATCAGATACAAAAGAACAAATGAATTTTATAAAGAAGAAACAGAAAATAGTGGTGATTTTAAAACAGCAAATGGTACAAGTTTTTATAGCGAAGATAATAATAATGATTTTAGAGATATAATTTATTATTATGATTATCCATATATTGAAAAACAAATTAAAAAAAATAAGGATGACACATATGATGACACATATGTTTATATTAAATCACCTGTTAATAAAAAAGATAATGATGATAATATTATATTTTGTAAATACGAAAAGATAAATGAAGATTTAGGATTTTTTGAAAATATATCTAGATATTTATGGGAATTTTTCAGTAGTTTCTCTCTATACGATGATAAAGCAACTTATTTATACGTTCATTTAAATAATAGATATTATGAAATGATAATATTTGTCATATTTATAATTTTATTTATATTTATGATAAAAGTTATTATAACATTTGCAAGCAACTTATTATCTACTATCAGTGATAAGAAAATTGATGTAGATGAAAGTATTTTTAGACATATTTATAATAATAAATTTAGTACAATAATTATTATTATATCTGTTCTTTTATATTGTATGCTTCATAGTATCTTGTATAAAAAGATTTTCATTGAAAATGTTTATGATAGAATCTATAAAATGTATAATGAAATACTTAAAATTGATTTGCAAATGCAAAGTGAATTTAGTGAAATGATTTTATATTATAATAAAAATAATAAAAATGATGAAATCAAAAAATTAAAAGCAAAAACTATTGATAATTTAAAATATTTATCTCATAATGGACATTTAGTTGAAAGAGATACTATTGTAGATTTTAATGATCAAACAAAAGATGCTGATACTCAGATAGATTTGTTTACAAAAAAAATATTATTAGTAAATAAAAAATTCAATGTAGGTAATCATACAAAACTATATAATTTAAAAGAATATATAGAAGAATGTATAAATTATCATTGTGAATCAGGTATATGTTATGGACCTAGTGGAGGAAAAGAAGGAGTAGGATCAGATGCAACAACAGATAGATCCGCAACGGCTGAGGATAGACTCTTAGCATCGCAATTATTTATAATTATGGTTTACATGTATGTTATTAATAATAATAAAGAAGATCCATATATAATATTAAAATTGAATAAATTGATACTAGGAGATATCGTAAAAGTTGGCGATAAAAATATAGATAAGGATATTGAATATACATTAACATTACGTTCTTTATTATACGAAAAATTAGAAATTACTGATACACAAAATCAGCTAAATAATATAAGAGATGCAATAAAAAATCAAATATTGATAAATTATTTGAAAAATAAAAATAAAGAAATTGATTTTAAACTTGTATATGATAATGTTATTGATTTAATTAATAAAAAAATAGATGTATTTGTTAAAAATGTAGATAATGCAAATGATAATCTAAACTTTTTCACACCAGTATATTTTTTCAATTTATATTTGGCATTGGAAATGGGTGTAAATTTTATTGTAATTTTAATAATATTGTATGCTATGTTATATTATGACAAAAGTACACCAGAATTAAAAGAGAAAATAAAAGAAACAATAGAATGGATAAAAGTAGCAAAAGATGAAATAGAAACTGCAATATATGGTGTAATTTAAAGTAATTTAAAATATTATAATAAATAAGAAGTCCCATTTATAAATAAATGAGTAATTTTACAATAATTAGACAAAAGTTAATAGTTATATTTATAATAATTGTATTTATAATATCTTCACTAGTATTTTTAAATAGTGTATATAATGCATTGTTTGTATGGTATGATAATGATAATAGCGAAAATGTAAATGATAAGAATGTACCGGTATCAACAATGTTTGGATATAAAATATTATTAAATTCTTATGTTGTCAAGGGTAATTGTACAAATTATAATAAAGATATTGTATTGACTACAAATATAAATACAATATTATTTAAGATATACAATTTAATTTTAACATTTTTTGCAATTATAATATTTATTTCATTTTGTGCTGAAATTGCAGGAAGAAGTAAGATATCAGCAACAATACAAGATAGTTTTTACGTTGAAAATAAAAATATAATATATGTTGGGTTTGCTTCTGCTTTAATATTATTTATAATAAGTAATAATTTTAATAATCCTGGTAAGAAATATTATAACAAATATGAAGATGATCAAAGCACATTTGAAAACTATTTGTATGGAGAATATAATAAAATAATAGATGATAATTATAAAAATCATCTTAAAAGAATTATTAAAAATACAAATAAAAATAACTTTTATGAAATGGAAATAGATAAACAATTTGATCGCAAAAATTATCAATTTAATACACCTTCAAATGCAACAACGGATCAGAATAAAAATGATATTGATATTTGTTTTAATATTCTTGATTTATGTAGGAAACTTTGCATAATAAATAAAGATACTAGTGTTGATGTTGTAAAAGTGTTTAGTGATTTTATTGATAATTGTGAAAAATCAAATTTGAATGCTGATGATAGTCTTAAAAATATGTTTATTAAAACAATAACAGAAAAAGATTATAATGAAGCAAATGATGGAAAGAAAGTAGATATTATTACAGATAATGTAACTTTAAATAATATTGGGAATGCAACATCTGAATCATTAAGTAGAAAAGATTTACGTGAAATTGATTCAAAACTTAAAAATTATGAGAATGATAAAGTATATTATATAAAATACACAACATCAAATATATATTTTAAGGTAACAGCTAAACAAGAAGATAAAAAAAGTTTTACAGAAAAATTTTTTAATGAATATATTATTGCTAATTTAGAGGCTTATGTTACAGATTTAGAATGTATATTTGGCGAATTAGATTTTTTAAAAAATAATTTTAAATCTATACTTGCATTATTATGGTGGGGTGATGGTGTAAATAAAAATATTGACAATAATAATAGTGGAGAAGAATTAGAACCAATATTTTTTTCATCATTATTAACAAAAAAATATTTAAAGAATTGTGGTAGTGGTAGTACTACTAAACAATATGATGGAAATGTTATATATTTTAAAGAATTAGGGAAATATACAATAAATCAAGGGGGGCATAATAATTCTGAGAAATCATTTATTGAAATGATTGATGATGCAAAAAAATCAACATATATGAATTTATTTTTAATAAAAGGTATATTTACTGGTGTAATAATATTTACATTGGTTAATATAGTATTAAAAAAATATTATAATGAATATCCTGAGGGGCAAAAAACTTTATTAGAAATAGATAAAAAGATAATATTATCAAAAATAGATGACAATATTTATGATGCAGTAAAATATGAAAACTTTATTAAACCATTATTGAAAGAAGGTAATTATAATGTAAATATTGTTTTAAGTATTATAATTATATTACTTTTATTGAAAGTAATACCAGGTTACACATACCCTGTTAAAACAATTAGATTTGATAAAATAGATTGTAATACACTATAATCATAAACTAACCTTATACTAAACGTAAATAATTATTATTTAAGGAATTATTATTAATTAATAATTATTGATATGGAAAATAATAACAGCGAATACATTTTAAATATAAAAACTATACAGGCATCTACCTTTAAACAGGTTATTGATGCGTTGAAAGAAATTTTAATGGATGTTAATTTGGAAATTGATGAGACAGGTATTAAAATAGTTGCTATGGATAATACCCATATTGTACTTATTCATTTAAAGCTAGAAGCTGACAAATTTGAAATATATGAGTGTGAGAAAAAGACATATGTTGGTATTAATATGTTGCGTTTACATGCTTTAATTAAAACAATTACAAATAATGACATTCTTTCATTGTATATATTGAAAGATGATCCAAATCATCTTGGTATAACAATAGATAATAATGATAAAAATTATAAAACTAACTATAAATTATCTGTATTAGATATTGATGTATTAAATATACAAATACCACCAGTTGATTTCCATACAATTATTAATATGCCATCTAATTATTTACAAAAAATCATAAGAGATATGCATAACCTCGCTGAATTCATTGAATTTAGAAATATTGGTGACAAACTAATATTAAGTTGCAAAGGAGATTTCTGTCAACAAGAAACTATATTAGGTTCTGAAAAATCACAATCTATTACTATAAAAAAAAATAGTAAAAATGAAGAGCAAGAAATAATACAAGGAATATTCAGTCTTAAATATTTATCGATATTTACAAAATGTACAAATCTTTCTAATAATGTAGAAATATATCTTAAAAATAATTATCCTATTATATTACGATATACGATTGCATCACTTGGAGAAATCAAATTATGTCTATCACAACAAGATATTTCTTAACAAAATAATACAAAAATAATCAAAGTTTTTTTAATTTTGGATGTAATATATATTTATAATATATGTCTTGAATTTTATATAATGTATTTTTTAATACATTTAGTATTTCATTTAAACACGAAAAATATTTATTTGTATACAATATATCATTATCATTTATTATATATATAATTTGTTTTTTTATTTCATTAAATATATTGAAAAATTTATTCATTATATAGTTAAATTATATTTGAATATCTTTAAGTATATCAAAAATCTGCATCTAAATTAAATTTGCGAAGTTCCGAATGATTTTGATTGCTTCCTACATTAGCTTTGCTATATTGTGATACTCGACTTTCAAAGAAATTTGATTTTGATTCAATTGAAATACGTTCCATAAAAGGAAATGGATTTGCTGAATTCCAAATTTTATCATAATTTAGTTGTGTTAGTAATCTGTCAGCTACAAATTCAATATATAGACACATTAAATTAGCATTCATACCAAGCATAGAGCATGGAATACTATCATTAATAAATACTTTTTCAACTTCAACAGCTTCTTTTACAATTTGATGAACAGTAGTTTGAGGTAGTCTATTTTCAATTTTAGAATAAAGTAATACAGCGAACTCAACATGCATAGCTTCATCGCGGCTAATTAATTCATTTGAAAAAGATAGACCTTGCATTAATCCTCTTTCTTTTAGCCAGAATATACTGCAAAATGCTCCACTAAAAAATACACCTTCAACAAGCGCAAATGCTAGCAATCTTTGAGAGAATGGTGCATTTTCGTCTTCAATCCATTTAAAACACCAATCTGCTTTCTTTTTAATACAGGGCATATAATTGATAGCATTTAATGCTTCTGACTTTTCTTTGGGGTCTTTAAAATATGTATCAATTAAAAGAGAATAAGTTTCCGAATGAATATTTTCAATTGCCATTTGAAATGCATAGAAGAATTTAGCTTCTAATACTTGAACATCATTTAAAAATCTTTCACCTAGATTGATATTTACAATTGTATCACTAGAACTAAAAAATGCTAGAATATGTTTAATAAATGTACGCTCTTTCTCATTGAGCTTATTAAAATCATCTACATCTTTACTTAAATCTAATTCTTCTGGTGTCCAAAATGCACTAACGGCTTTTTTATACATTTCCCACATGTCATTATGTTCAATTGGAAAAATGGTAAGACGATCACTAGGTTTTAATAAGATTTCATAATTAGAATTAGATGTCATTATTATATATATATTCTTTTATTTTTATATAATATATATTACAAAAAAAAATATTCAATTAATCTAATAAATTATTTTCTTTCATTACTCTTATTAAACGAGTAACACCAATGCCGCCACCTGAACGTTCAAAGAATTTATTAGATAAAAATTCGTTTAGCTCCGCTTCTACACGTTCTTTTGAGAATTTATCAAATAATATTTTAGCATAGCCACCATCACTAATTTCATAGAAATATTTACGCATTTCCTCTGGGTCAGAGGAGCGTTGAGCGCTACCGATAGTTTCAATACCATTGATGATTATATCTATTTTTTTAGCATGTCCGCCTTCAACATCACTTTGTTCTGCTTGTTTCATATTCCAAAATGGAGAGCTATAATTGGGAAAGTTTTTAAGAAAGAATACTTGACCATAATCTTGTTGTAATTTTTCTTCGTGTTCATGTTCTAATTCTTTTGTACCATATTTCTTAGCAACATCAACGTAATCGCCTTCTGGATACTTACCATCTGAATAAAATTTGCCAAAACCTAGATGATTTAAAAGCTCAATTTCCATTTGTTTCATTGCTTCCATATCACCCTTTAATTCAAATTCAAACATTGGAAATATTTTATCATGACGACCAGGGACAGGATTTGGTTCATTTCTATAACTTGTGCTTACACAATAACACCCGTTAATTTCAGGATTCTTTAAAATTTCATATTCTAGCCACATTTGCCCAGTTTGTGGCAAAGGCCATACTTGATCACTGTATTCGTATGTTGATATAGTTTTTGGATCTTCGCATGCTGCTAAAATACTTAATCTATTTTGTGTATGTACTTCAACGAAGCCTTTACTATCAAAGAAGGCTCTTAGTTTCTTTACAACTTTGTCAAAATCAAATATATTAATACATCCTGAATTAGAAGTTACCATTTTTATCCCTATATAAAAATAAGATAATTATTTCTTTAAGTAGTTTTATGTTAAAGAATCACCAATAACATTTACACCAGAAGCAGCTGTGATTGGTTTAAAAGCTATTAAAAGTATTAACCATAACCATGTTAATCCAATTATTATAAATCCTACTATTATCATACCAAGTCCAAAATAATATGTATTTTTTTCAATAATAAAATCATCTGGATTTTCAGGGTCATAGTAAACTGTAACTGGTTGATATTCATTTACTAATTTAGATGCTTTATAAAATTTAATATATTCTTTTTCATCTACTAAATAAACAATTTCTGCATTACATACATTAACTAATTTATCATTATTATTTTTATCTTTAATTGTTTCTTGTGTACATTTTACATTTTTATATTTACCCAAAACATTTTTAGATTTATTTATATCGGCGTCTTTAATCAAAAAACCAACATATATTAAAATTCCAAATAATATAGTAACGACAATTGTTATAACAACATTATATACTATACTAATAGATGCTGTAGTATCATAAATAGGATTTAACACACTTTTATTATTTTTAACATCTGTCAATTCTTTTCCAATAAATCTTTGCTGTTCTTGTTGTAATTCAGTATTACCATTTTTTATTTTCATTATTCTAATATTAAATTAGATTACTTATTATGCAGAACATAGTACGCAACTATCTCCATTTTCTTCTGCACATTTTAATTTCTTTTTAGCAAATTCAGGATCAATAGTAAATTGTTGTGTTTTAGCCTTTGGTCTTGTTCTTAAATAATATGAACCTGTTTTAAGACCCTTAGAATATCCATAAAAATGCATTGAAGATAATTTTTGAAAATCAGGTTCTTCCATGAAAATATTGAGACTTTGAGTTTGACAAATATATCTACCTCTATCAGCAGACATATCAATTACAACACGTTGTTTGATTTCCCATGAAGTTTTATATAGATCTTTCATTTCTTGATCAATTTCAGGAATATTTTGAATACTTCCTTCGTGAAGAATAATAGTATCCTTTAACTCCTTGTTCCATAGACCTTTATTTATTAAATCCCTAATTAAATATTTATTAATAACAATAAATTCGCCACTTAATGTTTTTCTTTGAAAGATATTATTTGTAAATGGCTCAAAACTTTCATTGAACCCCATAATTTGCGATGTTGATGCTGTGGGCATAGGTGAAATTAATAAACTATTTCTTACACCATATTCTTTAATATCATTTCTTAATTTATCCCAATCATATCTATCACTGGGTTTTTCGCCCCAAAGATCAAACTGGAATAAACCTTGTGAAATTGGGCTTCCTTCAAAAGAACTATATGCACCTACATATTTTGTTTTAATAATATCTTTCTCAAATTCATTAACATATTTAGTAATATCTTCATCACTATTATTGTTTAAAATATCACTTATAATTTTACTTCTTTTTTTTGATAATTCCATTGATGATTCAACAGCAGCATGATAAATAGTTTCAAATATTTGTTTATTTAGTTCAGCTGCATCTTTACTTTCAAATGGATATTTAAGCATCATAAATACATCCGCTAGACCTTGAACTCCAATGCCAATAGGTCTATGTCTCAAATTGCCAACTCTCGCTTTTTCCACGGGATAAAAATTGACATCAATTACTTTATTTAAATTCTTAGCAGCTACTTTAACAACTTCATGTAATTTTTCAAAGTTGAATTTACCATCATCTACATATGATGGTAGGCAAATAGATGCTAAATTACAAACACCTGTTTCTTCTGGCGATGAATAAATAAGCACCTCTGCGCATAGGTTACTAGATTTAATTGTTCCAAGATTTTTCTGATTACTCTTTTTATTTGCTGCATCTTTATATAATATATAAGGAACCCCTTGTTCAATTTGTGCTTCAAGAATTTTAAACCATAATTCTTGTGCATTAATTTGTTTTTTATATTTGCCTTCACTTTCATATTTTTCATAAAGTGCTTTGAAATCATCTCCATATACTTCACTTAAACCACGGCATTGATCAGGGCACATTAGAGACCATTTAGCATTTTGTTTAACACGTTCCATAAACAGATCAGATACCCACAATGCTAAAAACAAATCACGACATCTTTCTTCTTCACTACCATGGTTCTTTTTTAATTCTAAGAAAGCTTCGATATCACTATGCCATGTTTCTAGATATACAGCGATACTTCCTAGACGTTTTCCGGCTTGGTCAATATATCTCGCTGTATTATTAAATACACGCAACATTGGAATAATACCATTAGAAGTACCATTTGTACCTCTAATATGGCTTCCTTTTGAGCGAATTTGATGAATATGAATACCAATACCACCAGCATATTTAGAAATTAATGCCATTTCTTTTAGAGACTCATAAATACCAGATACACTATCATCATTTACACTACACAAAAAGCAGCTACTTAGTTGTGGTCGTTTAGTACCAGAATTGAATAGTGTTGGTGTAGCATGTGTAAAATATTTTTTACTCATTAAATCATAAGTTTGTAATACTTCTCTAATGTCGTTACCATGAATACCTAATGATACGCGCATCCACAAATGTTGTGGTCTTTCAATAATCTTTTTATTAATTTTAATTAAATATGCTCTTTCAAGTGTTTTAAATCCAAAGTAATCAAAAAGGTAATCTCTTTGATAATCAATATAATTATTAAGTTTTTCCTTATTTTTACAGACAATATCATATAATTCTTCTGAAACTAATGGTGAATGTTCGCCATGAATATCCTTATTATCATAGAGTATTTGTACTGTTTCGCTAAATGATGGGGAAGTGTTTTTATGATGATTTGAAATAATAATACGTGAAGCAAGAGTACTATAATCAGGATTATCAATAGACATGCTACTACATAGATATGCTGCGAGTTCATCCAATTCACATGTTTTTACTCCATCATAAATACGCGTGCATACTTTTTGAGCAATCTCCGATACATTGATATTTAAATCAGATGATAATTTTTTCAAACGCATTAAAACCTTATCAAAGCTGACATCTTCATACTCTTCGTTTCTTTTTAATACACGCATTTATTTATCTGTTATACACATATATATATTTTTTGCTTATATAAATTAATAAAAATAATAAGCTAATTAAAAGTATAATCTAAAACCACACCATCAGATGTGGCAATATATCCTTTAATTTTCAATTCACCTGAATGTTCTTTTCTATGACATTCTTTACAGAGAGCAACTAAATTATGTTTGCTATTTTTATGATAATTTGATAAATACCCTTCGTCATTAGCTTTTTCTTGATATACAATATGATGTGTTTCTTCTGCTGCATTATCGCATATTTTACATTTATCAACAATTACATTGCTATTATATCTAGATTTACGATTTTTAACAATATCCTTATTTATACCCTCTACTTCTTTTCTAATTTTTTCTGCATTTTTCATAAAATCAAGTGGCATATCAAGAGACTTACATACTTCTATCCCATAAATTTTAGATCCTTGACCATCCTGTAATTTTCTATTATATATAATTCTATTTTTTTCATCAATAGTAATACGAATATGTTTTACACTCAATGATTTATCTTTGATATGTTTTGATATACAAGTAATTTTAGTTAGTTCATGAAGGTGTGATGCAAATATAAAGCAGGATCCTTTTTTTATTAATGTATCAATTCCACTTGCAACAATGGATATTCCAGAAATTGATTCGGTACCACAACATATTTCATCTCCAATAACCAGACTATATTTATCACATCTTTGAAGTATATTTCGCAATTCAGTCATTTCAACAGTAAAACTTGACATTCCTTTATAAATATTATCCATTCCTGAAATTCTTGTAAAAATACTATTATATGGATAATAACTCATTGATTCTGCTGCAACATACATACCAGCTTGTGCCATAATAATGTTTAAACCAATTGCTTTCATATATGATGATTTACCTGACGCATTTATACCATATAGTAGAATACCATCTTGATTAAGCTCCAAATCATTGCCAACATACTCAATATCATCCTGAATTCTTTCTATAATAGGGTGTCTCATATTTTTCATAGAAATAAATGATGATTTGCGTTGTGTTTTTTCAGTATCAATATCAGGGCGAACATAACAATATTCAAAAGCATTTTTAGCACAGCATGCTGCTATATCAACTCTCGTTAAATATTTAATAATATTATCCAATCTTTCATTATTATTTGTAATAAAATCATTCATAAACTTAGTATAACTTGTTAGTACTAATTGTGATATTTTATCATTATAACTAATAATATTATTTGATGCCTTTGTTATTTCATTATTTGTAATTTTGTAATTTTGCGATGTTGCCATTGATTTAGTATTAAAACCACTCATTAATTTCTTATTTTGCTTGCTAGCTGTTTCATAACGTTTTTTTGTCATAATAATATAATATCCTTCGCGATCATTATTATCTATCTTACAAAATGTACTATCATTTGTACCTAATTTATTGATATTGTCAACATAATTCTCTATTTTTTTATAACATTCCTCTGATTTTGATACCAAATCATCTATTTCTGGATTAATACCATTTTTAAAAAAGTTACCTAAATTACTTTTATCTGCTAAATTATATTTAGAAGCTTTATCTAAATCAATAATATCATTGAAATATGATATAATATCAGTAATATCTTTTAAATTAATATTAGAATTATTAATATTTAATTCATTATAAATTTTAACAGCTGAATCAAGCGATTCATTAAATACAACCCATTCCAATGGGGGCATTTTATTTAAAACCATCTTTCTTTTCATTCTTTCTAAATCAACAATATTTGAAAGATATTTGCGAATATTTTGGAATATCTTGTTTTTAAGTAAAAAATCAATATCATCATAAGATTTTTTGATATTTTCAATATTTGTCATAGGTAATAGCAATTTATCTTTAAATGCACGTGCACCAAATGCTGTAATACATTTATTTAAGATATCGATTAATGGTTTATCATTTTGATAAAGTCTTAATATATTAAGCTGTATTGCTGAATTATATTCAATTGTCATATTTTTACTATTTTCAAAAATCTCAGGTTCTTGTAATTCCTTAATGATATCAGAATTATGTTCATATGCAAATTGTAATAAACAGCAAAAAGCTACCCTGGCAATAGTAAATCTTTCTAAGTTTAGCAATTCAATAATTGAAATTAGCCCTTTTTTAACAAAGAAGGCTTTATCAAGAATCTCTTTTTGATTTATGATACTATTAAAGAAATTAATATATTCACAATTTTCCCATTTATAATGTACTAAAATTTTATTAATATTTAGTTTTTTCAATATAGCTTTCTTATCTTCATCTTTTAATTGTGCACTAAGAATAACCAATTCAATAGGATTATATGTGCTAATAAACCTAAATATTTCATCATGAGCAAACTCGGGATCTTGTTTTGTTGAACCTACTTCATAAACAAAAGTTTTACCCGTTGACAAATCAATACCTGATATACCCGCTATTACAAAACCATTAATAATTTCATAAAATATGACCATCATATAATTGCTTTGTTTATTGGATATATTGATGTTTGCACCAGGAGATAAAATTTCTGTTACAGCTCTTTTAGGATTAGGTGGTTCAGTTACTTGTTCAACTAATACAATAGTATAATTATTATTAAGAAGAATTTGTGTGAATTTTGATATTGAATGCAAGGGAAAACCAGCCATTATTGGATTGGCTCGCGATACTTCACTAATTGCTTTATTTTTTCGCGATGTTTGTATACTACATAAATCAGCTATAATAAATACTTCATTATCTGTAATATTATCGGTTATAGTATAAATTTCAAAGAACGAACCTACCTGCATTAAAACTATACATCTCTCTCCATATTTTTCTTTGTATGTTTTTGTGTAGTCTAGATATTCGTCAATGATCATTATCTAATTCATATATTATATATATTATATTCTTAAATAACATTTATATAAGAAAAAGAATAATTTATATTATAAAAATGGGTGATAAACTTTCTTTTGAAGAAGTACTAAAAGAGCTTGAAAAATTAAATTTAGATGATTTTAATTTACCTGATAATGTAAAACTGGAATTCTATAAATATTATAAACAAGCGACTGTTGGTGATTGCAATATAGAAAGACCTTGGGCTATTTACTTAAAAGATTGTTCAAAATGGGATGCGTGGAATAGCACAAAGGGTATGTCTAGTGAAGATGCTAAAAATAACTATATTGATTGTTATTATAGTTATATTGTTTCTGTAAAATAATTTAATTATTTTATTATAATTTATTAATTAATTTTATATGTTCATTTAAAACACTTTTAAAATAATCATTACGCATCATTTGAAAATATATCATAATTATACCTGACTTGTATGGTGAAAAATTAATATGTGGATCAGTTAAAATAGTTAAATCTTGATATGTTATTTTATATAATGTATAAACTACATATATTAATATTGGTATTGATACAATAGTGTATGAAAATATTATAATGATAAGTTTAATAAATAATTTTATCAATTGTACAAGTGTTATATATATAAAATCTAATAATATAAATGCAAATGGTCTCATATTAATACCAATATTTAGTAAAGATAAAGGATCAATTAATAATAATATAAATAATCCTACAACAAATCCTAAAATGTTGGGAAGTTTTAACATAATTACATTTAATGGATGAACAATAACAAGTCCAAATATCCGCATGAAAAAATATGCAAAATAATACATTGAATTCATAATCAAATTAAGAAAATATAATAAAAAATAATTTATTATTTTCATAATTCTACCCAATGATCGCAGTCGATCCAATACCCAATAAAATAATAATAATAATACGATTATCAATAATATAAATGGTCCTACAATAGATAAATTCCTAAAATATTTAAATACATATTCATATTCACTAAATGCTGGAATAACTTCTTTATCAATATTAACATTAGATGATTCGTATTCAACGGGAGAAGTTATATTAGCATATGTAATTTCATTTTCTATTGCTTCAATATAATCATTTGAACTAACATCGGTTCCATCTTCAAGAATGCCATAGTTTTTTAATCTACCATTAAATAAATATTTGCTACTAAAACATAAATTACAACAATAATTAAACATAAATAAAATATGTTGATTTATATTACGAATACCAATTAAACCATCATTAGCTATATTATAAGCATATCTTGCACCTTGATAATGTCCAAACTCGGGGTTTCCTATATATTTTATTTTTTTTAAATAATTCATGTAAAATTCATCTCTTGTATCAAATAAATCATAGAATTTATTAATATCGCGAATAATTGTTTCTTTAATTATTGTATTTCCATCATGTGTTAAATTTTCACTATCAATTCCAGTAGTAATGTAATTTACAAGTTTATTATATGCTTCACTAACACTTGTTTCAATACTTTTATTTCCTTCAACTATTAGATTACTAATTTTAGTATCATCTATCTCAATATCATTTCTTATATTGTCAGGCAATATATTTTTCTTATTTATATGATATGTATATGATCCTATTTCTCCACTTTTATGAAAATCTTTTTTATTATATGTTCCAATAATAGCAATTATGGCAAATGGATCATATGGTATAAAACCTTTATACTTTCCACGCATAAATGTATTAATACTTTCGCATTCATTTTTATTATTTTTAACTACTGAATTATTTATACACGGTTTATAACAAGTAGGTACACTATATGTTCCTTTATTTTCTTTATCATTTGTACCTTTGTCGTATTTATTATTGATATAATAATATGGAATCGTAAACCAGTCTTCCCATTTTTCAATTTCAAACATGTTACAATGTGCTTTTTTTGGTAATTTTTCAAAATAATTATTTTTAAATTTAATTTTATCACCAGAAATCTTTAAATTATTAGATAAATGTTGTTCTCCTATTGTACAAGTTTGAAATTCAGTATTAAATTCTAATAGATTACCTTGTTTTTTAACATGACTCTCTGTTGTTTGTCCTTCAATAGGAACATTTTTACATGTTGTTTTATCTTTGCTCATTTTATTAGCTCTTACTTAAAAGTATATTAGATTATTTAGTTTAATCATTAATTTTAATTTGTTCGTAATCAGATTCTGGTTCTTTAATAAATCTAGTATCTAATGAATAATCTTTTCTTAATTTACAAGATTTAGTGAAATATTTAGATGTAATTTCATTATCACAATTTAACTTGTATAATTCATCACCATCTGCACTTTGTTCTGTTATTATACCAAAATCTGGTTCGCTAGTTATTTGTCCCGTACTATTAATACCATTTTGTTTTGGAATAATTTTAGCAATTGGTTTATATGCACTTATAACATTATTTGTTCCATAATTATAATGTATTATATTATCGCCTCCTCTGCCATCTTCATCAGGAAATTCTTCGCGCGGCTCATCTTCTGGTGTATTATCACCCGTTATTGCTTCTGTAAAATCATTTACGGCGCGTCTTCCATTAGTTACCATATTGCCAAAATCAGTAGCAAAATTATTAAAATCCGCATAAGCACTATTGATATTTGCGGGCATCGATTTTAACAATGAAATAAAATCTTTATTTTCTTCTTTTGGTTTTTTATTTGGACCATCATTTCCACCACCGCCTCCACCACCACCTAATGCAACTCCCATTATTATAACTAAAATTATAAATAATAATATTAAAAATCCTGTAATTACATTATTCCAAGAAGTAATAAATAAATGTTTAATTCCTGCTAAAAATGTATCTTGGATGTATTTAGCAGTATGAACAAATAATAGTGTTGTATAGTATCCAAATTTACCGGCATTATCATTAAATCTTTCATCACTTCTATCTTGTCTTTCCAATTCCTTAAATTTATTTATTTCTCCATTTTCTCTTGCCATTATTTTTAATTCATCTAGTTTAGTTGTTAAATTATCATTTAATTTTTCTATTTCATTTAAATTAGATTGTAACCCTGATTTATCAATTGAATTCTCAGTATAATATTCTTCCTTATCCCAATCCCAAGATTTATGATTATATCTATAATCTAATTTACTATTTTTACATATATAGTATTTATTAATTTCATTATCTTTATAAATATAATAAAACTTTTCTGATTTAAAATCATTTAAATATCCTGCATTATATACTATATCTCTGACTTCTTTGATACCTGTTAAATCAATAACTTCTGTTCCACCACCTATTTGTTTACCTCCTACATTTGCTTTTTCTTTGGCAGCCAGCGCTTCCTTTGGCGCAGGTGCTTGTGGCGATAGACTTTTATAAACTACTTTAAAATTTTTTTCAATTACATTGAAAATTTGAACATTTTCTTTTTCAAAAAAATCTTTTATATTTTCATATGAATCATTTTCACTTGGATCAAAGTTTACTTTTTCCCATTTTAAACCATGCATTATAATTCTTTCATAAAGTATTACATTAAATGGATGTATATAACAGTATGCATTTGCTAATTTTGAACAAGGTAGAAATGCATCAATTTTATTATCACCTAATATATCAGTGCCTATACTATTTAATAATTCTTTTGCTTCGTTTTTTTTTGCGTTTAGTTTTTTTTGTTTTTCTTTTTTTGCTAAATCGTCCACTTTTCTTTTATCATCTTTAATTTTACCCCTTTTAACGATGGCATATCTTAAATAGCTTTTTATTGACGTTGATATATAATAATTCAATATACCATTTTCTTCAATTTCAATATAAACTTTATCTAAATTTTCAAATTTTTTTAAAAGCTCGTCTTTTAAATTTTTTACACTAAAATCATTTTCATCTATATTACTATAAGGTATTACAATTTTTTTAGTACTTAAAGCTCTTTTAACATTTCTTATACCAGCTTTTTCTGTATATTTTTTTTCTTTGATATGTGTGATCAATTGCTCTAATAATTTAGCTTTTTTTTGCTCTAATATTTCAGCTTTTTTTTGCTCTAATAATTTATCTTTTTTTTGCTCTAAAGCGTTTTTTTTTTTAACTAATTCGTCATTTTTATTAACATTGTCAGTTAAAGACTCATCAAATATGTCAATTTCTTCAATATCTTTAATTTCTTTTTTAATATCTTCAATTTCTTTTTCAATATCTTCAATTTTTTTGTTAATATCTTTATTTACTTCTGATTCATTTATGTGTAAACTTGGATTTATTTTATCTTTATCAGTACCTACACTCTCTTTCATTTTTTCTATCTCATCGAGGTTATCTTTATCAGATTCAGCTACATCATATACTTTTATCCAAGCAGAACCATTTATATCATCTGTTTTTGTTTCTCTATTATTTTCATTTAAATATTCATCTTCATAATTTCCAAAATATTTTTTTTTTACACTACTTACTGTGAAATCTTTTGCTGACACAGCAGCATTTTTTGCTGACACAGCAGCATTATATGTGCCTCTCAATGTGCCTTTTGTAATACTTTTAACACTTGGTATTTTAGTAATATTTTCTCTGATATTTCGTTTTAAACCTCTTAATTTACGAGACATTCTTAATTATAAAATACATTATAATATATATGTTTATTTTTCATTAAAATTATTATTATCATATATTAAACATGTACGACTATTTATATCTACTTGTTATTACATTAATTTTATATGCTTCATTATACTATATATTTACTGACGAGTTCTCAATATATCAAACTGATGCTAATCATTTTGACTTTGACCTATTATACAAAAAGCAACCTGTTGTAATTAATGACAAAATAACAGATATTAATGAATTATTATATAATTGGTTTTCAAGCAATATTATTAAAAATAATTTAATTATTAGTGATACATGGGAACGTAATAAATACAAATATCTATTAATATATTCCAAGGAATCGTGTGAAGTTACATTATGTAATCCTAAAACTAGTAATATAAATGGAATGCCTGATGCATCTGCTGAAATATCAACAATAAAACTTAATAATATGGCTCTTATAATACCTTTTAAATGGTATTACCATATTTCTTCAAAAGATGTGGAATTATATGGTATTCATGATTATATAACTTATATGATAGGAATATTTTAAATATAGCAGTGAAAACATAGATGTCATCGGTGGGGTTCGAACCCACGCGTGCTAACGCACAACAGATCTTAAGTCTGTCCCCTTAGACCGCTCGGGCACGATGACATAATGCCATTAAGGCTATATTTAATGTAAAAATAATTTGCAAGGAATTGATTTCCTTGTTATCTATATATATCATATAATCCTTATATATTTTTAAAAAAATGATAATGTTATTTATATATATAAAACACGATAATGGACGAACTAATTGACGCACTTAACTCAACAACTCTTACTAGCAACGAATCGCGAGAATTAATAAATTACATTAATACTATTGATATTAATATAGATGTTAAAAAATGTTTAGCTTACCTTATTGAAAATGATAATCATTGTGATTACCTAACTATATATAATATATGTGTAGAAAATGATATTGAATTACCTCCAATATAAAAATGAGTACATAATTTATAAAATCTTTGAAAATATAAAAAGTTTTTAAAAATCATAGAAAAATAAAATTATGTACTCAAAATCTAATTAGCCTACTTTTTCTTTTTCTTTACAGCTTTGGTTTCTACGATGCCTTTCAAGTCATTTTCGTATTCTGTTGTAATCATATCGCGGTGTGCAATCCACGCTTTTTCTAGCTCATCAAGATCACTTAACCATAGATCTTCAATATTAGTATCTTTGAGAGCTTTAAGCTTAGCTTCCAATTCATTATGTTCCTTTTCCAAAATAATCTTTCTATCATATGTAAGCTGTGAAATAGGCATTTTAAGTAGATAGTTATATTGTTTTACTTTTTTACTAGATGCTTCATCTTCTTCGGCATCTTCGTCGTTACCCTCTGTATCAATTGGCGGATATTTCAATTCTACCAATCTAGCTACAATATCAACTAGTTTCTTATTCATGATTTGAATTTTACCTGCAATAACATCAAGAATGAAGCGCATTTTATTGCTTAGAACCTTGGCGTCCTTTTCCATGATTTTAATTTGATACATTTTGCGTTCAAAGTATTTTAAAATGCGAGTTTCAGCCCATTCTTTGATAATCTCACTTGTAGATTCATAACGTTGGATAGCTCCTTCACAACTAAACAAGTGAATATTATTGATACTTAGGTTTTTACTAGAAGCCAATTTAAATAGTGTTTCAAACTTACCTTCAAGTTTAGCTTTAACACTAGTATTAAAGTGCAATACAAAGCGTACATTCTTTGATGTATAATGATTTTCAATATATTTCAAGTTATTCAAACCATTTGTAATCATATTTTCCAAGAAATCTTTATAATCTTCTGTCCATGTTCCAATGGGTAGTTCAGTGATTTCAACTGTTTGGTCATCAACCCATCTATAAACACCTTTACTAATATATGAATTCTTCTCGGCTTTTTCAATGGTTCCTTTGAAACCAAGATAATATGGTATTATATTTTCCAATTCCAATGCACTAAGAGTATCATATACCATCTCCAAATCTTCCTCTTTTTTAACATTAATCTTTGAACTCTTAATAACATTGCAAATCAATTTACAAATATTAATGATTTCACTTGGATTATATTGTGGGACATTTGTTGAATAACCAGTACCAATACCAATTCCACCATTTACTAAAATCATTGGAATTACTGGTATATAGTATTCTGGTTCAATTTGTTGCCCATCATCATCTTGATAATTTAAAATTACATTATCTTCTTCTTTGAAAATCATTCTAGTAAGTTTAGATAATACAGTAAATATATATCTGGGTGATGATGCATCTTGACCACCTTGGCAACGACTGCCAAATTGACCATTTGGGCTTAGCAAATTGATATTATTTGTACCGACGAATATCTGTGCCATACCAACAATAGCTTGTTGTAGTGATGCTTCACCATGATGATATGCTGATACTTCACTGACATAACCAGATAACTGCGCTACCTTGATTTCATTAGAATAGAGCTTTCTTTTAAAACAAGCATACAAAATCTTACGCGTGCTTTCTTTTAAACCATCGCAAATATGATTGATAGAACGTTGCAAATCCCTATTAGAGAAATGAATTAAGTCTTTATCAACAAACGACTTATAATCAACATTCTTCTTAGAATAATCTAGAACTCTATCCTTGTCATAATCTTGTAGCCATTGTTTTCTATCATCTGCACGCTTTTTGTTAAATGCCAAATCAATTACTTCATCTGCATTTTCATCATACAAATAAGTTACCTTATTCATTTGTTTGAAATATTCCTTAGCCTCTTGATCGCTAGAAGTGCCTAATCCTTTGTAGTATTTGATTTTCCAATTACCTGTTTTAGCAATATCAGTTTCAAGCCAACGCTCATAATCAGTCATATTGTAAAACTCAATTACTTCTTTTTTAGCATTTGTAGCTTTGATGATAGGTGTTAACATTGATGTGAGAAATCCAGGTATTTCATAGAGCTCGTGCCACATACTTTGAAATATATTGAAAATCAATCCTTTAATATGGCTACCATCGTGATCTTGATCTGTCATAATCATAATAGAACCATAACGCAATTGACTGACATCAGTATATTTCTTGTTTTGTTCTAAACCCAAAATCTTCTTAATTGCTGTAATTTCATTGTTATCTGAGATTTTCTGCAATGTAGCATCTTTGACGTTTAAGATTTTTCCACGCAATGGAAATACACCATACTTATCTCTACCAATAACACTTAAACCAGCAATCGCCATAGTTTTAGCAGAATCTCCCTCAGTCAATATGAGGGTACATTCAGAACTTTGTTTTGTACCAGCAAAGTTAGCATCATCTAATTTTGGAACAATGATACGTGATATCTTTTTACCATCAGTTTTAACAAGCTTCTTTTTATCATAGAACTCAGTAATGCTTAGAGCCTTATCTACTATTCCAGATTTATAAAGTTTGTCAAAGAACTTATCACTCAAATCACATTTAGAACCAAACTTAGCAACAGGTGTTGTAAGAGTTTCTTTGCTCTGTGAATCAAAGCTTGGATTTACAATAAGAGCCTTTACAAATACAAACAAATTATCCTTGATATGCTGAGATTTTACTGCTTTTTTCTTTTTAGCAAGTGTCATATCAACTAGATTTTTTGTTATC